CTCGTGTCTGCACTGTCTGTTGACGAGTTTGATGTTACGCCTCTCGTGCAGACTAAAACCATGGCTGAGTGTTACTTTGAAAGCACTGTGCTAGAGTTCGAGCTATATGAAAAGAACAACCAAGAGTTACTTTGCATAAGGGTTGACGAATGATTCAGGCGCTGATTCCGATTGTAGGTGAGCTTGCCGGTGGCTGGCTCAAGGGCAAGGCCGCAGAGAAAGCCGCCAAGTCCCAGGTCAAGATTGCCAAAGCCGAGGCAGAGGCCGAGGTGATGCGCGTAGCGGCCACGCATGAGGCAGGCTGGGAGCGTGTCATGGCCGAGGCTTCCAAGGATAGCTGGAAAGACGAAGCCTGGACCATCCTGTTCATAGCCATCATTGCCATGTGCTTCATTCCGCCTCTCCAGCCCTATGTGGACCGTGGCTTCGAGGTGCTGGCCACGACGCCTGACTGGTTCCAGTGGGCCATGTACGCTAGTATAGCTGCATCGTTTGGCCTTCGTGGCATCAAGGGATTGAAGAAATGAGAAAAAAGCCCAAGACAAAGAGCCGTGTAAACGAGGCTGGTAACTACACCAAGCCGACCATGCGCCGCCGTCTGTTCAACAAGATTAAGGCTGGCGGCAAGGGTGGCAGGCCGGGTCAATGGTCTGCCCGCAAGGCACAGATGCTGGCCAAGCAGTACAAGGCCGCAGGCGGGGGCTACAAGTAATGCCTTTGAAGAAATCACAACGCAGCCTGAAGGCTTGGACAAAACAGAAATGGAGAACCAAGAGTGGCAAGCCGTCCACGCAGGGTCCGAAGGCAACCGGAGAGCGATATCTACCGTCTAGAGCCATTAAAGCCCTCTCTGCGCAGGAATACGCGGCAACCACGAGAGCCAAGAGGAAGGCTACTAGAGCCGGGAAGCAGGTTAGCAAGCAGCCCAAGAAGATTGCCAAGAAAACCAGGAAGTACAGGAAATGAACCTAATTAAGTTATGCGACGACCTCAAAGCCGATGAGGGTTGCGTCAATGAGATTTATATCTGCCCGGCTGGGCACCCGACTTTCGGCATCGGGCATATGATTACAAAGAAAGACCCGGAAGATGGTGAGCCAGTTGGCACTGCTGTTAGCGACAAACGGGTGCAGGAAGCCTTCGAGGCGGACATCACCATCACGCTGGAAGATTGCAAAAAGCTATATGAGGACTTTGATGAGTTGCCGGAAGAGGTGCAGCTTATCATCGCCAACATGCTCTTCAACATGGGCCTGCCGCGTCTGTCCAAATTCAGGGGCATGAAGGCTGCTGTAGATGACAGGGACTGGGACCGCGCGGCGGATGAGATGGTCGATTCGTTGTGGTATAATCAAGTGAAAACGCGGGCTGACAGGCTCGTGCAGCGCATGAGAGAGGTAGAGTAATGCCAGGTCCGTATTCCCCCAAGCAGAAGAGACTTGCCCGTGTAGCTCCGCCGCGTAACAAGATTACCGGTGCTGACTTTGCCAAGCTGCGCGGCAAGAAGAAGCCCACTATGGGCGCAGCCAAAAAGAAGAAACGTCGTGCCTAAGACACCAGCATGGCAGCGCAAGGCTGGCAAGAATCCGAAGGGCGGTCTCAACGAGGCTGGCCGTCGCTCTGCCCGCAAGCAGGGCATGAACTTGAAGCGCCCAGTGAAAAAGGGCGACAACCCGCGCCGCGCATCTTTCCTTGCCCGCATGGCTGGCATGAGAGGCCCGGAGCGTGACGCGAAGGGCAGGCCCACACGGCTCTTGCTCTCTCTACGGGCATGGGGTGCCTCTAGCAAGGCTGACGCTAGGAAGAAGGCGGCTGCTATATCCAAAAGAAACAAGGCTAAGAAGGGAAAGAAGTGATGAAGGGCAAAGGCAAGTACGGCGCGTCCGCCGCAACCAAGAAGAAGGCTATGAAGTCGGCAGCAAAGATGATGAAGAAGAAGCCGATGAAGCGTAAATAAAAAAGACCCCCACTGGCGGGTTCGCATAAACCAGTGAGGGTCAGTAAGGCAGAGGGGAAACTGTTAAAACCTCTGCCTTGGGGAGAAACTATGCAATTCTCCAAATCCTCCAGCCAGTACCATTTGGCTCTTTCATGGACCGATAGCGCATTTTCTTCTGCCGCATGGCAGTTCTGGCGTTATCGTATTCTTTCTCTGTAGTCATGGCGATGCTGTCGCCAATCTCCATCTCATCAAGAAAGTTCCACTTCCCTCTTCGCGCCGGAGGCACTGGTATTCCTTTTTCCAGTATCATCTTCCCGCACTCCTCGCACTTTATCAAAACACCCTCCATTGCTGTCAAAACATAACACATGTTGATTGCCGTTCACGACCCAGGTGCCCTCCATTACGAGGTGTTCCTTGCCGCAAAAATCACAGCTAATCTTTCTGCCGCTTGACTGACTCCATTGCTTTAGCGACTTCCGCTTTTTCCTCATTCGCCTTCTCCAAGCCTGCATGTAGAAAGCGCTCCGCCATCCAGAGTAGCTGCACCGACGACATGTCCTTGAAGTGGGACACGCCGTCAATGCTAACTAGCACTCCGTCAGGGCGGGGCACTATCAGTACAATCTTAGAAGGGGACTTCGTCATCAAGGTTCATGGGCGACGTAGGCCGCTCTTGGACGCCGATGGTTTCAGCAATCTGGCGCATGCCCGGCTGGCTAACGTCGTCCGCAAGATTGTCAGTGTTGGTGTACTCCTGCGGCTCTCGTAGCTTCACAGTGAGGCTTCCATCATCGTTCTGGAAAACACTGATTGAGTATTTGACACTGGACCGCAGATGCACGTCGGCTGGAGCGCCGTCCTTGTATGGCGTGAAATTGCTGTTGCCGTACTTTGCTGCGCCCTTGTCGTTAGGGAACACACGCATTTGCATAACGTCTCTGTAGTTTCTCATTTCTTGCCTCCAAGGCGTTTTTCGTGCTTCTGAAACAAATCAAACAGCAGTTGCGCACGATTCTCATTACGCTGTTTAATCTCCATGATTTTAGGCTTGGACTCTGCGAACAGATTGTGTACCCCGCCAATCATCTGTATGCGCTTGAGCTTGTCTGCAAGCTCGACATAGAAGGCTTTGTCATCCTTCTCGTGAGGGTCAGACGGCGTCTCAACGCTAGGTGGAGGGGTCCCGGCAGAGCCGCCGCCTGATGCCATAGCATCAGACTTGCGCTGCACGGCGTCAAGTTCATTCGCACTTGCGTACTCGCCGCCAGCAAGACCAATGCTTGCAAGCGCCCGGCCAATAGCAGAAGTCTCACAGTTTTCTAGGGCGCTGGTCTTGTTGACGTTGCCCTGTCCTCTGATTTCTTCAGCCATGCCAGCACCCACGGTGATGCCATGCTCATTGGTGATGACGGCCTTGACGACAACGCGCTGGCCGTCGTCAACCATGATTTGTGTGTCAACACCTAGCTCAAGACCAAACACGGTCCTGAATGCCTCCATGCGGTGTACCACCTGGGTGTATTTCTTACCGCCGCGTTGCTGAATGCCATGGGTTTTGTGTAGCTCTGACACCAAGCCCATAGCGTCAATGATTTTACTCATTTTGACTCCTCCATTTCTGAAATGAAATCCCACGTATGGCATATGTCGCGCCAAAGCTTGTCGTGTTCATCCACGGTGTACCTGCCAGTCTCTGAGGCAAGGCTTCTTCTCATGTAGTCGAGATGCTGTTCCGCTGCGAACACGACTCGCGACAACATAGATTTTTTATTGCTCATCCAGCGCCTTTCCTTTGTGTAAATGGTCTGCCATCAGGTGCATGAAGACAGTCCAAGCTGCCTTCATGTCAGCCATCTCCGCCTCAATCTCCGCCATGCGTTTCTCAAGCCGGTCAACCTGTTGCTGTAGCTCCTGAACGTCAGGCACTTTTGCGCACCTTTCTGCCATCAAGTCGCCACACTCTCCAGCCGTCACCCTCCTTGCGGGAGACATACTTGATGCCCTTCTTGGCCATCACCCTGATGATGCGCTTGTAAATCATTTTGTCGAAACACAGCAGGCTATCACCGGGCCGCATCTTCAGAGCCAGTTCACTTTCCTTGCTTGCCTTACGGCCACGAGCGCCATCTGTTGGCAGGGGTACGTTGTTTTCAATCTTCATCTTCATCAAAGCCTCCATTGCTCTCTTGCAATTTTTAGGATGTCAGGGCCATGACGGCCCGCGATTTGGCCAAAGTCCGGCTGGACCATGCCAAACAGGTTTCTCCAGCTACCGTTAGCGGCGCGGAGTAAGTTCTGGATAACAGCCCACCGCTGCACTACGTCCTCGTAGACAGCTTCGAGGTGGTCCTTCTTCAGCGCGTCACAGTTGCTGGCATCAACGATGTTGTAGCCTTTGGCTGTGACAAACAGCAGGCCAGGCTCGTCGCCTGTCGCCTTCCAATAGACAGCTTGCTGCATGACTTGCTGGGGAGTTGGTTCTGTTCTGGGGGTGGGTGCCCGCCATGTGCGGGTGCCGTCCTTCTTTGGCGGGTTGCGCACGGGGAAGCTGCACTTCAGGTCAATCTGCCTGCCGCCGCCGGTATAGTCTTGGAACAACATGGTGGGAACGTCGATGCGCTCGTCCTTGTGCCAACGCTGAAACTCGCCCTCGAACTCTGTGTTTCCATAAAACTCTTTGATGCCGTCAACCGCGTGGCGGGCCATGATGCCAATGGTTTCTTTGAAGGCTTGGTGTTCTTCTGCATCCTTGCCGTTATCCCACTGGCGCGGCTTGTAAAACTCAAACTCGTTCATGCCACGGCGTATGGCATCGTCAATGTCCATGGGCTTTTGACGGCCTGCAATCGGGCTGTATTCATGGACGCCCAGAGCCATGTCGGCTATGCTTTGTACTATCTGCCCGGCTCTTGGCCGTGCAGCAAACGGGAAGCCTAGCTTGTGTTCCTTGCGCAGGTACAGCTTCAGAATGTGTTCATCAACCGGCTGAGTGGCACCGCTTGCACTGTTGTGGAAGCTGCCAAACTCCTTTCGGTAGTCTGGAATGTCTGTGTTCATGTTGTCCCTCCGAATCATGTTACCCCACTATAGGCACCATGACCCCACTGTCAACTAAAAAAACGAAAGGGGCGAATAGTGATTATATTTATTGAGCCTGATGAGCTACTTGAGTGCGACCATTGTGGTGGAACTGGGGTTATATGTGTTGACGTGTACGCTCATACTGACGTAGGGTTTGACATCATCCGGTCCGGCAAGTGGGACTGTGGTGTGTGCGGCGGCGAGGGTGCTTTGATGCCGCACATCCAGTTGGAGTTGGAGGAACATGACTAACGGACGCGCTAAAGGCGCTCAGTTCGAGCGCACCATTGCCCGCATGTGCCATGAGACCATGGGCTTCACCGTGAAGCGGGACCTAGAACAATATAGGGCCGGTGACCGGGGTGACCTGATTGGGGTGCCAGGATGGGTCATTGAATGTAAGCGTTATGCTTCCGGCTCCAGCTTTCGAGATGAATGGTGGGCACAGGTTATCAAGGCGGCGGATGCTGCCATGTGTGAGCCAGTTCTCATCTATAAGTTTGACCGCCAGCCTATCCGCTGCGTGGTTTTTTTATCTGCCATCAACCCGGATTACTGGGGCAAGGAAGATGTCGCCACGGTCAGCTTCGAGACGTGGTGCATGATTGTAGGAGAGGGATTATCTGATGAAGAGCGCAGCAGACATGAGCGTGGAGGAGTTTCGAGATTTGTTGGCCAAGGTGACGGCACCGGTAGACGTGCCGCCCCTGCCTAAAGGTTATTACCAGCGCAAGGTCAGGCCGACCGATGCGCAGCAGCCTTTCTGGAATAAGCGCAAGAAAGGCGTGAACAAGCGCCCTAAACGCCGTTCTGCTTCTCGCACTTGAAGTGGGCCTGCATAGGCACAGGAAACAGCGGGATGGCCAGCTTGGCCATCTCAACTGCGCGTGCATAACACTTTTCTTCTGTCGGTTTTAGCCCGGTGGTGTCCTCTGCAATCAGGCATTCGCCCGGCTGGCCGATGACACACAACATGACAAGAGCTTTGAACATGTCAATGCTCCTTTCCCCTCAAGCCTAGCATAAAGGGTGGGGTTATTGCTAATCGGCCCCTCTTACATGGTCACGGTTCTCGTGGCCCTTTCTCACATGGCAGTTGGCGCATAGAAGCTGGTAGACCGTGCCGGGGTCTTGGCCTTGCTTCACCATCCTGTTTATGCGGTTGAAGTTATGCTGCCCGTTCAGCTTCACCTCTCCGGTGCGGTGCCTTGGCACAATGTGGTCGAATTGCAGCACTATCGTGTCGTCTTCACGGCAGCGGGCACAGTGCCCGCCAAGCGCGGCAATAGCATCCAGCTTTCTCTTCTGTCGTGATTTCCTATTGGCAGTCATGTCTGTCCCTCCCATGTCGGCGGTGTGTGGTCCGGCCCGTAAAACTCTTCCGGCATCTTGTTGCCTTTGGACAGGTTCTCACTGGCCGGAATGACTTGCAGATTCCACGGCACATGCAGCCCACACACCCTGTCGTGAGTTAGCGGGTAATAATGGTCAACGTGGTACTCAATACCAGTTTCCCGCGTCAGACGTTCTCGCTCCTCGTAAATCGGCACAAAGCCATCCCAGCTTGCCCACTTAACCTTTGCCTGTTTGCGTTTGTAGTGGCTCAAGCGGCCATAAGCGGACACACGCTCTTTGTTTTGGCTGGCCCATCTGCGGGCGTTGCGCCTGTTTCTTTCCCTATCTTGCTCTGTGAAGTTGTCGTAGCGTTCCTTGCTTTTCTGTTTATAGTATTCGATGTTGTCTCGGTAATGCTGGCCTTTGCGCCGCAGGTGTTCCTCCCGGTGAGGGGAGTCCGGGTCAAGGTATCTGTCCCGCGCCCATTTCTTGCAATGTTCTTGGTTTTCCTGCCTCCACTTTTCACGGTAGGCTTTTGATTCCGGTGTGCGCTGACGCTCTGCCTCACACTCGCAGCAGTGTCCGTTTCTGGTAAATCGCTCGGCAATATGCCCCCTCTTTTTGCAGGGCTTGCCGTCGCTGTACCGCTTGAGACCTTTAGCCGTGGCAATGCCCCTTGGGCTGTCCGGGTCTATCCTCTCGTATTTGTTTTCCCTGACGCACTCTTTGCAACCAAACGGCACCCCGACATATCTGTCACAGGTGTGGCCCCTGACGCACGGCTTGCCGGTGTTGAATGTTTTCTGCCCTCTTGCCTTTGCAGCGTCGGACATTTCTTTGAGTGTTGCCATGTCTGTCCCTCCTCTTGTCAGACGGTTAAATTCATGCTATGAAGCCTCATTGCTTCGCGGCAGTTTTGCTGTCGCATTGCACATTCGGATGCATGCATCAGCCATGCAGACAGTCTCATTCTTTTTTTTTAAAAAAAAGCATCAGACAGTCGCACTGCTTAGCTTCTAAGCAATGCTTAGTGCTAAGCAATGCGTCTTTTATCTGCATTGTTTGTGATGCACGCCACGAGCCGTTTCTATGGCGTGGCAGTTCTTGCAAAGCACAGTGCATTTGCGGATTTCATTCATCAGGTTCTTGAGGTTGCCGCCTCGGTTGTCCGAGATGTTGAACAGCTTGTCGTGCCCCAGATGATGAAAGTCTAGTGCGATGGCATCATCATCAAACCTGCAATATTCGCAGCCTTGGCTAACCTTGTACCTGTCCAGCCAATGGGAGCGGCGTTTACGCCGCATCCACTGACGGGCAAAGGACTTGCCCTTTCTTCTCCAGAAGCTCTCCGGGCTTGTCCATTCCTCGCCGTTCTTGGCCAGCTTGTGATAGCCCCAGAATATTTTCCCGTCCTCTCGGACATCTCCATGATTAGGCATTTTTGTCTCCTTTCATAAGAGAGGCTAGACCTTCAGCGGTCTTTTTGTCTTCGCAACAGGCGAGACGGTGTGTGCCTGTTTTAGTGATGGACAGGACCCACCAAACAGGCTGTCCGTCCTTCTTCCCCTGCTTTACAGAAACAACCATCACTTGAACTCCAGTTCCAGTGCTTGCATGGCAAGCTCAACGGTTCTGCTTATCGGGTAGCTGCCAGCTTCAAAGCGTTGCACGGTGCTGCGGGACAGGCCCAGGCGTTGTGCTAGTTGCTCTTGTGTCAGGCCAATCATCTCCCGCCTGTATTTCAACTCTTCACCGGTCACTGCCCCATACCTCCTTTTTCTCAATCCAGTGTGGCTCGGATGCGTCCAGCACCTCGCTGATTGCCCACGCATACAGGTCGTATTCGCCGGGCACATAGTCTGCCAGCTTGCGTGTCTCCAAGATGGCTCTCGCTTCTTCGAGCGTGTCTGCCAGTTCGTAGTGGTCTACATAACCCGGCTCACCGTATGAGCGTTGAAAGCGCAGTGTGCGGTTTATGATGTACATGTTTCAGCCCTCCTCTTTGCTGATGTAAATGGTGTGATTGCGCAGCAACCAGTCAGCCATGATGACGCTTTCCTTGACAGCGTCTATCCATTCCCGGTCATAGACCGTGTCGCCTTTCTCCTCCATGACCTCGACCATGTCGCTAGCGGCTTGCACTACCTCGGTGAAGTATTGCTTTTGGTGCTGCCTCATTCGCTGCACTTTCATGGTTTCGGCCTTTCTCTGCCAATACTTGGCGGCGTTGCTTAGTTCATGCATGGCTTGTCCTCCTCGTCCATGTCCTCGGCTATTATCTGCTTGATTGCGTCCTGCTTTGCTTCTTCCATGATGCAGCCAAGCATGAGCATGCCGGAGTCTCGCCCCTCTTGGCATTGGTGGGCAGTGCTCATGATGCTGTGGCAGAACATCAGGGACAGGTTGTAAGCTGTCTCAATCATGTTTTCGTTTGGGTGGTCCCTGATTGCTTTGACGCAATCGGCTAGAAACTGAGCATCATGCTCGGTTAGTGGGTTGTCCTTGCTGTTCATGGCATAACCTCCTTGCCATTGTGCCATTGCTGGCGATTTGGGGGCCGGTGAGGCCCGTTTGAGGGGTCGCCCGGTAGGGTACCACCGGACAACCCGTTGTTGCCGCTCAGTGAGCTTTGAATAGGTCAAGCGGTGTCAGGCAGTCAGGGTGCCCCCAGTCATTGACCAGTGCGCAACCGGTCGCAAAGTTGAGCAACAGCCATGACAGGGTCATGCCTACGGCCATGGCCAGCACGGTTGCAGTGATTGCTTTCATCATTATGCGGCCCTCCCGCTTGCTTGGTCGCGAAATGTGTTCGCGTCTTCCATTAGTTTTTTAGGCACCACCTTTTCAGGCTCAAAGCCCATCGCCTCTAGATGACAGCAAACGAAATGCGCCGCTTGTTGTCTTTCGGTGTTGAACCTTGTCGGGGACTCGTAGGCAAACATTAGGCAGTGGCACCAGTCGGCATATTGAGACATGGCCCGCATCATCCGCCGGTTGTCGGCCTCTTCGAATGCATGGGTGTTGTTTTCAAACATTGGTTCGCCCTCCTAGGCGTTAAGGTCTGCGAGGATGTAGGAACCTTGCTTGATGCGGCGCTTGACCTCGGCAGTGTCGCACCCGAGAAACTGGTTGCGGTACTTGCTAGTGGTCACGCTGTAGTCCCATGCGTCCCGGTCGAGATACACAACCCGGTATCCGTTCTCGTAGCAGGTTTTGACGATGACCGTGTCGTAGCTTTGAAAATAGGTTGCGTCCTTGTCAAAGATGATGAACTGGTTCGCAACAGGCTTGCCGGTGCGTCCGGTCATTTGAGTAACTTTTGCCATTGTTAACCCTCCAAGGTTGGCAGTTGCGTTGTGGGTGGCTTCACCCCTTCATTGCACCGTGATGCAATCAAGGGGTGGCAGGGTTGCCCCTGCCGCCG